CTTTTACAGATTTTTCAGATACATCATGGACATCAGCTTCTTTCACAGCAAGAGGATGTTTAATTTATAATACAGATGTACTAAGTGGTTTCACTACTAATCGATCAGTTTGCACCATTGATTTTGGAGGAAACAAAACAGTTTCCTCTGGAACTTTTACAATTCAGTTTCCAACTAACGACTCAAGCTCAGCGATCATAAGAATAACGTCGTAAGGAGGTAAATCCTTATGGCTAACTCTTGGGGCGAATCCGGAACAACCTGGGGACAGGGTGATTGGGGAAATCAAAATAATTACACTTTAACTTTAACTGGCCTATCCATGACGGGTAGCGTTGGTGAACTCGTTTCCGCGGCAGAACAAGGTTGGGGCAGAGATACATGGGGCAGTGAGCCTTGGGGCGACAGTTATAGTCCCGTTGTTGCTGTTACAGGCCTGCCTATGACAGGAGCTTTAGGAACCTTAGCTTATGCTCAAGCAGAAGACGGTTGGGGCAGAGATGAATGGGGTACTGGTAACTGGGGACAAAATACTACCACGGTTATACCAACTGGAATAGCTGCTACAGGTTCACTAGGAACACTTACCACAACTCAATTATCTATTGTCACACTTACAGGTATAGAAGCAACAGCAAGTCTAGGCACACCTACAATCAGCAGACTAGACATGATTTTTGATATCACCGGTCCGGCAGCCATGTCAGCAGGATTAGGAGTTCCAAATATTAACAATGGAGCAGATCATTCTCAAGGAGTAGGAAGTTTATTAGCGACAGGAAGTGTAGGTTCTCTTAGTCATGAGATGACGTATGGGTTAACTGGCATAGAAGGTACGTTGAGTCTAGGTACAGCAGTTGCCACTAATACTGAATTAATTGATGTTACTGGTATAGAAGCTACAGGATCCCTTGGTTCCCTTACTGTTGCTGACATGGCAATAGGATTAACTGGACTCGCTGGAACTATGTCATTAGGAACTACGACTGTTACCGATATGGCAATTGGAATTTCAGGATTTGAAATGAGTGGATCTTTAGGTTCTGGGGGAGTCTCTCCACTACATTATAAAAATGTTGACATAACTGGAAATACCTCTTATACATACGTAGAACACTCAGCTTAAGGAGGAGATTATGTCATCAAATTACACAGGTTTAGGCGTTCAACTTATGACAACTGGCGAAAAAGCCGGTACATGGGGGACGTTAACAAATACAAACTGGAATATCATGGAGCAGATTTCTGGTGGTTATACAACACAAGCAGTGACTGATGGAGCTGATACAGATTTATCTGTTTCTGATGGATCAACAGGTGCAACTCTTGCACATAGAATTATAGAATTAACAGGATCACTTTCAGCAGGTAGAAATGTAACTATTCCTTTAGACGTTCAACAATTTTATATAATCAAAAATGCAACTACGGGTTCACAAGTAGTAACATTTAAATATGTTTCAGGTAGTGGCGATAGTGTTGCCATTGCTAATGGAGATACAGTACTTGTTTACGCAACAGCGAATGATGTGACAAATCCAGATATAGTTGACACTGGTTTTGCAGATGGAGATGTAACTCTTACTGGAACACAGACTTTAACAAACAAAACTTTAACTTCACCAAAAATTGGCACTTCTATTTTAGATACGGGTGGCAATGAATTATTTATATTGACGGCTACAGGATCAGCTGTCAATGAGCTTACTTACGCTAATGCCGCGGCGTTAAATGATCCATCATTTACGGCTACTGGCGGCTCTACTAATATAGGTATTAATTTAGTACCAAAAGGGAGCGGTTCAGTACAAGCTGCTGGCTCACCTTTAGCGACAGTAGGAAAAGCTATTGCAATGGCAATGGTTTTCGGGTAATAACAACATAGGAGATAAATTATGGCAAACCCAAATATAGTAGCAGTAACAGGAATCACAGCTGGAACATTAGGATGGAATCTACCTACTGGTGGACTGGTTAATTTAATAGATCCTGATAGTGGCTATCTTTTAAAAATTAATAGAATCATGGTAGCAAATGTTGACGGCTCAAGTGCAGCGGACGTTGATGTAGCAATTGTAACAGCTTCACAAAGTTTTACAAACACAACAGTTACTGGAGCAGACGCAACAACTTATTTAGCAAAAACAATTTCAGTACCAGCAGATGCTTCTTTAGTAATTTCTGATACTCCTATTTATTTAAGAGAAGGGGATAACCTACAAGCTAACGCAAGTGCATCTGGGGACCTAGATCTTACAATCACGTTTGAATTATTGACAGACGCATAGGAGGTTTAGATTATGTCACAGCTCAGTCCTTTAGGTAGTGAAGCAGCTGCTCAATCTAGTAATGGCGGATTTAAAGGTACAACTAACGTCGTGCAGAAAGCAATACCTGGTGGCGAAACTAATTTTACCTCGGGAGGTACTTTCAATCCCGGTGGAACAATCCTCAATACATATTTAGAAGTCTTTCTAACCGGCGGCGGTGGAAACGCTGGTGGTGATGGAGCCGGAGGAGGAGGCGGAGGCGGTTTAATTTCGACACCGGCCACTTATCCTAATCCTAAATCTTCTGTTTCTGTAACTGTCGGTGGCGCTGGAGCAGCATCTGCTTTTGGTACTTTATCTGCTGTTGGCGGTGGCTCTGGTGGTGGTTATAATGGTTCAGGATCTCCAGGAGGTTCTGGTGGCGGAGGCGCACAATCTGGCTCAGCAGGAACTGCTACACAACCAGGTCGACCAGGAGATTCAGGTACATATGGTTTTGGTAATAACGGAGCCGCAGGCGGCGGAGGTTATGATAACGGTGGTGGCGGCGGTGGAGCACAAGCTGCAGGAAATTCTGCAGGTGGCACAGGTGGCTCTGGCGGAAGTGGTAAAGCTACTCCAGGAGGATTTTCAACTTACCCTGCTACTTTATCTGGTGGCGGCGGTGGCACTAAACACCCCGGTAACGGCGGTGGCGGCGGCAGCGGCGGTGGAGGCGCAGGCGGAAACGGCTGGGCCGGAACTGGACAAAACGGTCAAACTAACACTGGCGGTGGTGCAGGTGGAGGAGCAGTCGCAGGTAGCGGTGGTAGTGGTGGCTCTGGTAGAGTTATTGTAAGATACGTTGCAGTCCCCGATAATCCTGCTAATGGAGTTTACACAATGAATGATGTTTTCTATTATGAGACAGAGGATCTCTGGAATTAATCATGGCTCATTTTTCTGAAATAAGAACAGATAACAACAAAGTTTTAAGAACGGTAGTTATATCTAACGAAGATGTAGATGCTAATGGGGGAGAATTATCTGCTCAGGCTGAAACATTTGTATCTAATTTAACTCCTAAAGATTTAATATTAGCTGAACAATTTGGAGGAGTTGAAAATTATCCTTCAACTTATTGGAAACAATGTTCTATTAATAGTTCTTTTAGAGGAAGATATCCAGAAAACGGAGATATTTATAATTCTTCTGATGATAAATTTCATGAACCACAACCTTATCCTTCATGGGTAGTTAATGATAAATCTTCATCTCCTATGTATGATTATGCAGACTGGATGCCACCTCAAGGTTGGTTTAATGCAGAAGATCAGACTTATTACACAGAAACAATTGATGATGTAGTTACATATCCCCCTTGGAATAAAGAGTGGAATGAAGCAAGAGGTTTGTGGACTGGTAAAAAACAGAGTGGGAGTGCAGATCAAAATAATTACAAGTTTGATTATACAACTATGTCCTGGATTCTAGACAATTAAGTCTAGTTGATTTATATCAAATATGTCGTGGATTCTAGACAATTAAGTTTAGTCTGATATAAAGAAAGAAAGAAAAAATATGCTAGTTGAATATAAATATTGGTATTTTAAAAATGCTATACCAAAAAGAATTTGTAAGGAAATTGTTAAAGTTGCAGAAAATAAAACACCACAAATTGGCGTCACTAGCGGTTATAGCGCTGAAAAAGATTTACCTCAATTACAAGAAATAAGAGATTCAAATGTAGTTTGGCTAAATATTCCTTGGATATATAAATATATAAACCAATATTTTGATATTGCTAACGAAAAAGCAAACTGGAACTTTAGAACGACTGTATATGAAGATGCTCAATATACTTTGTATAATAAAGATCAATTTTATGACTGGCATACAGACGGTGGCGAGGTTGTAAATGATAGTGATGATATTAATTTTGAAAATACTATTAGAAAATTAAGCTGTTCTCTTTTATTAGAAGATCCTAAAAATTATAAAGGTGGTGATTTTAATTTTAAGTGGATAGATGGTAAAAATACTGTTGAGCATAAGGCTGAAGAATTAAATAGTGTAGGTTCTTTAGTAGTATTTCCTTCTTTTTTAACACACAAAGTTTCTCCAGTTACAGAAGGAACTAGAAAATCATTAGTTATTTGGAAAGTAGGTCCTACTTTTACATGAAGATAATAGGAGGCGTAAAACCAGTTACCTTTTCTTTTTTAGAAAAAGATATGTTAGTTATTAATTATCATAATGAAAAAGTGTTAAAAAGGATAGAAGATAAAATAAAAAATAATATCAACCCTGATATGTATAAAAAAACAAATGTTAGAGGAGGTATGACTAACTATAATTTTTTTGTTGAAGATAAAGATTTTCATACTTTATTGAATGATATTTCTTTTGTACTATTTAAGTTTGCAGATAAAAATGGTTTTGAAGGAGCCAATAAATTTAAAATTCTTGATGCATGGGGAAATATGTTAAGTAAAAATGAGTATGTAAGAAATCATTGGCACTTAAACAATAGCAATAAAATTAGAGCTACTCACATTTCTACTAATGTTTTTCTTGATAAGAAAGAACCGGGAACTTATTTTCCGAAATATAGAAAACAAATCAAGCCCCAAAGAGGTAAGATGATTGTGTTTCTTGCCAATGAAATGCATTTAGTCGATGTTTACAAGCAGGAAGAACCAAGATATACCCTTGCTTTTAATTTACAATGTAGAAAGGTTATGAATGATAAATCTTGATAAAGAAAAAATACACGTTATTAGAGATATTTATTCGAAAGAACTAATGAAATTTATATCCGACTATCTTTTCTTAAAAAGAAAAGTAGTAACTAGATTAATACAAGATAATCAAATTCCTAGAGCGGCAGAAGAGTGGGGAAAAATAGACGGTGATCCACAAGTTCCCAATACCTATTCACAGTACGCTGACATATGTGCTGAAACTTTATTAGAGAGAGGATCTGAAATTATTAAAGAAAAAACTGGCATGGAAGTAGTTCCCACGTATTCATATTTAAGAATATATAAACATGGTGATGCTTTAGAACGACATAAGGATAGATATTCATGTGAAATATCAGCAACACTTAATCTTTATAAAGATAAAGATTGGCCTATTTTTGCTGAATCATCAGGAAAACAGAATCAAGATGGAACACCTATTGAATTAGAACCCGGTGATTTAATGCTATATAAAGGTGAGGAGATAGAACATTGGAGAGAAGCTTTTTATGGCGAAAATTATATACAAGTTTTTTTACATTATAATAAAAAAGGATCACCAAGAGCAGAAGAAAATAAGTTTGATAGAAGAGAGTTTTTAGGACTACCGTCTTACTATAGAAAATAACTCTGATTTGACTTGAGAAAATAGTCCTATCTGATATAGTAAGCTTGTAGGGGGAGACTCCACCAATCACCCTCCCCTTACTTTAACCATTTGAATTTCCTATGGATCTGATATAAACCTTATAAACAGGATTTTTTCTATGCTACAAAAGGTTAATTTTTTACCAGGATTTAATAAACAAGTTACTGCTACCGGGGCAGAAGGCCAGTGGACAGGCGGTGATTACGTTCGTTTTAGATATGGTACCCCTGAAAAAATAGGGGGATGGGCTCAATTAGGTGGCGATAATCTGACGGGAGCTGCAAGAGCCCTCCATCATTTTGATGATAATGCAGGTGTTAAATATGCTGCCATAGGAACCAATAGAATTTTATACGTCTACTCCGGGGGACAATATACCGATATTCATCCCATTGATAAGACCATTGCAGGTTGTGATTTTTCTACAACTGCAAGTCAACCTACCGTTACAATAACTTTTCCTTCGGTGCATGGTATGTCCGAAGATGATATTGTTTTATTAGATACAGTTACCGCGCCTCCGGGCTCAGGCTACAACGATGCAGATTTTGAAGATAAAAAATTTATGGCAACGTCCATTCCTTCCGCAACAACTATTACAATTACCATGGATGCTAATGCATCAGGAACCACTCTTAATGTAGGAAGCGCCCGAGCCCAAACTTATTACACAGTGGGTCCCGCTCAAGAACTTGGAGGATATGGTTTTGGTACTGGTCAATGGTCAGGAACCGCTTCCGGTCCAGCGACTACTACGTTAGGTGCTAACATTGCAGATGTCAGTACAACAAATATTACTCTTACCAGTTCGGCGGCCTTTCCTTCTTCAGGAGAAATTAGAGTAGGAACAGAAGATATTAGTTATGCCGCTAATGATATAGCCACAGGAATTCTTAGTGGAGGAGCAAGAGGAGTGAACGGAACCACAGCACAAGACAGTTCAAGTTCCCCTTCTACTCACAGTTCTGGGGATAGTGTAACTGATATTTCGGATTATGTTGGCTGGGGGGAGTCTTCTACAGCTGAAGTAACCCTGGAGCCAGGTCTATGGGTTCTAGATAATTATGGAACTAAACTCATTGCTCTTATTTATAATGGCAAATGTTTTGAATGGGATTCAGGAGTAGCTAATCCAACGGCGAATCGTGCCACAGTAGTTTCAGGAGCACCAACAGCTTCAAGACACGTATTAGTTTCACCCGTTGATCGTCACTTAATTTTTTTAGGAACCGAAACAACTATTGGAACTATTTCTACACAAGACGATATGTTTATCCGATGGTCCGATCAAGAAAGTACAAGCGACTATACTCCAACTGCAGTAAATACAGCAGGGACTCAGCGACTAGCGAATGGTTCTAAAATTATGGGAGCCATTAGAGGTCGGGACGCTATTTATATTTGGTCAGATTCAGCTATCTTCTTAATGCGTTTTGTAGGTCAGCCCTTTACCTTTTCTTTTGAACAAGTTGGAACGAACTGTGGACTCATTGGTAAAAATGCATGCATAGAAGTGGATGGTACTGCTTTCTGGATGTCAGAAAATGGATTCTTTCAATACGCAGGCCAGCTTCAATCGATGCCGTGCCTAGTTGAAGATTATGTTTTTGATGATCTCAATAGTACGTCTAGAAATTTAATTAATTGTGGACTTAATAATTTATTTGGAGAAGTGGACTGGTTTTATTGTAGCGCAGCTTCTAATGTTGTAGATCGGGTAGTAACCTATAATTATTTAGAATCAGGGATGCTTAAAAAACCTATATGGTATACTGGCTCATTACCTAGAACCGCATGGGAAGATTCTGCTATCTACGCTAAGCCCCACGCTTGTTATTATACTACAGCTGATAACTCTTCTTTTGATGTTGTAGGTAACACGGATGGAATTACTGTCTACTATGAACATGAAACAGGGACTGATCAAGTTGCGGCAGGAGGAGCAGTAACCGCTGTCTTAGCGGAAATTACTTCAGGCGATTTTGATATTACACAGAAAAGAGCAGCACAAGGACAGCTTCTAGGAGCGCCCGATATTAGAGGAGATGGAGAATACCTGATGAAGATTAGAAGATTTCTCCCTGACTTTATTACTCAAACAGGAGACACGAGAATCACTTTAATGTTGAGAGATTTTCCTAATAATGCCGCTGCAAGTTCTTCATTAGGACCCTTTACAATCACCAGCTCCACTGATAAAGTTGATACACGAGCAAGAGCTAGAGCTATTGCGCTTAAAATAGAAAACACCGCAGTTGCCCAAAACTGGAAACTGGGATC